AGATGGAGGTTATGGCTCAGCAGATTTTGATATAGCTACAGCACCTTTAATTTATTTAGATGCTTATGAAAGCTCCAAGTCTATTATCTATCGTACAGATACAGCTCAAGAGCTAGGTGTACACGGTCATAGCTATAAGCCAGTGGCTCCCAAGAAGATGATAGATGTTACTCGTAATATTATTGAGCGTTCAGGGCTTAGCGTTGACGGCATCCAAGAGACTATCAGAACTTCTCACGATGGCTCTAGAACCTTTGTACAATATAAGCTACCTGCTCATACCTATAATACTCCAGACGGTGACACTGCATCCCTTGGTCTGCTTGCAGTGTCAAGCTTTGACGGCACTTGGCCTTTCATGATTAGTGCAGCAGCTATCCAGCAGGCATGTACAAATCTACAGGTCTTTGTTGGCGGTGAGGTTGCAGTGTTCAGAGCTAAGCATACCCGAAACCTAGACATTGAAGTAGGCTCAAGAGTTATCACCAAGGCTCTAGATGTTTTCGAGAACCAGCGTGAACTCTGGTCAGAGTGGAGCGCTCAGTCCATGTCAGACAGCATGGCATTTCAAGAGATTGTACAAGCTTTGAAGATTGATTCAGCGCAAAAGATTATTAACTCTAGACCACCGTCATCTGCTGAGGCTATCATGGGTGAGATGCCTAGAACTAATCCATCACTTGAATACATCTATGCTGCTTGGCACAAGTACAAGAGACGTTTAGGTGCTAATCGCTGGGCATTTTATAATGCTATGACCGACTGGTCTACTCATGCAACAGCACAACGCCGAGATGCTATAGTTAATATAGCTGCAACACAGAACACTCGACAGGCTGTTGTTCAGAACTACTTCTCGAAGGCGGCGTAATGTTAAATAATAAACTAACTCAACGAGAGCAAGAGCTTCTTGTTATAACTATGGAGGAGTGCTGTGAACTAGCAATGGTTTGCAGCAAACTTCTCCGGTTTGGCAAAGAAGAAAGGCACATAGAAAACTTACTACAGGAGTCAGCCGATGTTACTGTGATGATTAACTTGCTATCGGATTATAAACTGATAAGCCACATAGAAAGACTGGAGAAGATGTTTGACAAACAAGATAAACTTAAACAGTGGAGCAGTTTGTATTGAATCAGAACTTAAAGAATGCTAAGGAAGACTTAATGCAAGGACGCTTAACACTGTTACAAGCCATCAGCAAATGGGATGTAACAGCCCAAGAATTACTTAACTATATAAGAGAGGAAGACAATAAGGATGCAAGCACTGGAAGACAAGATAGTACAATGGCATGAAAATCGCAACCTGATTGCAGGTTCTACAGACCACCAACAGTTTGAGAAACTTCTTGAAGAAGTAGAAGAGTTAAGACTTAACATTATGAAGAGTCAGCCCATCGTTGACGACATCGGGGACATCATTGTAGTGCTGTGTAACTTGGCACATCGAAACAACCTATCACTCCACGACTGTATGGCTCATGCCTATGAAGATATACGACACCGCAAAGGCAAGATGGTTGACGGGTTGTTTGTTAAAGAGCTTGTTGACGAAAGCAGATGACTACCTTCTGTGTTACAATAGGTCTAGCCCTTTGCGGTGCATCGCCGCCAGTTATTTTTGTTTTAGCTTTAGCTTCGATGTGGGCAGAAGGTGAATTTTTTTTCAAATAAAACTTTACAAACGTAGTAACTTGTGGTACAATGCCACTTCATTTTTAACACCAACGATAGGAAATATAAACATGGCTATATTATCAGGAACAGCATACTGGGCAAGCGTAACTACTCCAAACACTACTTACGAACCAGTATACACAGTAAACTTAGTGGTCGATGAAGACACTGCACAAAGCTTTCGGTCTAAAGGTTTTGCGGTCAAGGATATGGACGAAGGCCCAGCGCTAGTAATTAAGCGTAAGGTCAACGGCCCGAACGGAATGGTACGTCAAGCTCCTAAGCTTGTTGATGCCAGCAAGAATCCAATTGATGAGCGTGTAGGTAATGGCTCTACAGTTAAGGTTCAGTACAAAGAGTGGGAATCTGTTTGGAAAGGTAAGACCTTCAAGGGCTTAGACTTCCAAGCTATGCAGGTTCTAGATTTGGTATCTGTCGGTACATCAGACGGCGGAGAATTTGAAGTAGAAGATGAAATGGAGGAAGCAATTTAATGGGTACATATAAAGTAGGCGACACCGTATACGATGTATCTTTGCTAGACTCAGAAGCCCAAGGATTATTTGGGCTTTTGAAGGACGCAATGGTAAAGGTACAAGTATCAAACAACGATGTTCAATTATATCAAGCAGCAGCGCAGCAGATTAAAGCTTTGTTTGAAGATAGGCTCACGGATGAAGCTATCACCGAAGATGCAGAGGACGCTGAAATTGTAGTTGAAGACTAACCTAAAGGTGACAACATGCCGTTTGTTAAATTCCATCTGCCCTGCACTTCGTGTGGCGGCAGTGACCCAGTAAGTCAGAACGATGATGGGTCAGCGTATTGCTTCAGTTGCAATACTTATTTTAAAGACTACGGCACATCGGAAGTGCAACCACAAGATACTGTAACGGACTTTACAAAGTATCAACCCAACGGAACCGGCAGTGGTTCTAGTTACAATGCCCTTACCGACAGAGGTATTAGTATTGAGACAGCCAAAAAGTATGGCGTTAAATCTACTACCTTGAACGGTCAGGTTACTAGCCACCACTATCCTTATTTCCACAAGGGCGAAGAGGTAGCAACAAAAGTTAGAAAGCTCAACAAGCAGTTTGCTTGGAAGGGTGACTCTAAAGAAACAGGGCTGTTCGGAGAGCAGCTCTTTAAAGCAGGCGGTAAGTTTATTACAGTGGTAGAAGGAGAGTGTGATGCTATGGCAGCATACGAACTACTTGGAAGTAAGTGGCCTGTAGTATCTATAAAATCAGGGGCACAAGGAGGTGCTCGTGACGTTAAGAATAGTCTAGAGTTTCTAGAATCTTTCGACACAGTAGTACTGTGCTTCGACAGCGACAAGGTGGGTAAGGAAGGGGCTAAGGCTATCGCCAAGCTTCTCACCCCCAACAAAGCTAAGTTGATGACACTGCCCGAAGGGTTCAAAGACCCTAACGATATGCTCCAAGAGCGCAAGCATTCCACCTTTGTTAATTGTTTCTGGGATGCAAAAGTCTACACCCCTTCAGGGATTATGAACCTGTCCAGCCAGTTAGACGAGTACAAGCGTTTACGTACAGAAAAGCTTCCGTCAATCCCATATCCTTGGGGCGGATTAAACAAGAAGCTAGAAGGCATGAGAGCAGGTGAGCTAATAACTCTTACCGGCGGCACTGGTCTTGGTAAGTCTTCTGTAACCAGAGAACTAGAGCACTGGCTTATCAACCACACTAAAGATAACGTAGGCATTGTAGCTCTTGAAGAGAACTGGAGCCGTACCGCTGAAGGTATCATGGCTGTTGAAGCTAACGCCAAGCTACACCTAGACAGCGTTAAGAATCAGGTGGGTGATGACCGCCTCGAACAATACTACCGCAAGGTATTTATGGGAGAGAACGAGGGTCGTGTTTGGATACATGCTCACCTCGGTGTAAACAATCTAGAAGACATCTTCAGCAAGCTTCGCTACCTGATTGTTGGATTAGATTGTAAGTGGGTTGTAGTTGACCACCTTCATATGCTGGTGCTTCAAGCCTTGGAGGGCGATGAGCGTAAAGCTATTGACGGTATCATGCACCGACTACGCTCCCTTGTAGAAGAGACAGGCGCTGGTATGATACTGGTGTCCCACCTTCGGAGAGTTGAAGGCAACCGTGGGCATGAGAACGGTATCGAGACAGGGCTATCACACCTTCGAGGCTCTCAGAGTATCGCCCAGTTATCAGACTGTGTTATATCTTTGGAGCGCAACCAACAATCAGAGGACGAGATTGAGGCATCAACCACCAAGGTGCGAGTACTTAAATCTAGATACACTGGAGATGTTGGCGTAGCTTGTAGTCTTCTATACGATGCCGACACCGGCAGGCTACAAGAGATTAATGATGGTGATAACTATGATGCCTTTGACGGAGATGAGCTATGAGTAACTTAGTGTTTGACATTGAGGCAGACGGACTTGACCCCACTAAAATCTTTTGTATTGTTGCTCAAGACGTAGACACAATGGATGTGTTTACATTTGACAACACCCAGCTTGAAGAAGGCTACGGTCTACTGCGAGCCGCAGATAAACTAATTGGCCACAACATTATTGGCTATGACCTTCCGGCTATCAAAGATATAACCGGACTTGACCTAAGCAACAAGAAGATTGTAGACACACTGGTACTTTCTAGATTGTTTAAACCAACCCGTGAGGGTGGTCATGGCCTAGAGTCTTGGGGCTACCGCCTCAAGTTCAACAAGGGTGACTACGGTGATAACCAAGATGCTTGGGATGCTTACTGTCCTGAGATGTTAGAGTATTGTAAGCGTGATGTAGAACTGAACACTAAAGTATATCAGCAGTTGCGTGTCGAGAGCCGAGGCTTCACACCTACAGCAGTAAAGCTTGAGCATTCAGTT